GAGGCGGTGCTGCACCCGCACGTCGCCGGTCCGGATCGGGTCGGACGAGCCCGCCGAGGATGAGCCGCCCGCCGAGCTCGGCGCGGTTGTCGCCGGCCCAGCGGGCGAGCCGGGCGACGGCTGTGTAGGGCGGACTCCGCCCGCCCGCAGCGCCTGCGACGCGTTGACCGCCTGCGCGATCACCTGCTGCAGATCGGTGCCGTCCGCGCCGACCGTGTTCGCGTGAGCCTCGAACGCCCGCCACTCGTCCTCGGCGATGCACGTGCGCAGCAGGTCGTACACCGCGGCCAGCCCTTCGGCGTCGTCGTCGCGGATCCCGGTCTTGGCGAGGACCGCGAACTTCATCAGCCCGAGCAGGGACACCCCCTGCGGGCGGACGGAGAACCGGCGCCCGCGCAGCTCCACGGTCGGCACGATCTGCTCGGGGGTCAGGTCGACAACCTCGGCGGTCATCACGCACCCACCCGCCCGGTCGCCGCGCCGGTCGCCCACATCTTCCACGGCCGCAGCCCCGTCGTGGGCTGCTCGAACGTGTATTCGCACGGGATCAGCGCGTTGTCCGCGCCCGGCTTGAAGTCCGACGCGACCTCACCGGTCTGGAAACACTGCCGGCCCATGAGCCGCAGCGTCGAGTCGGTCGACTCCCACATGAGCATCCCGCGGACCTCGGTCCCCTCGACGGGCGGCTCGAGCGACGTGACCTCGCTGCCGGCGGTGCCGGTGGGGGCGATCGCCGCTATCCCGCCGTTGATCGCCCGCCGGTAGTTGGACAGCGTCCACGACGACAGCGCAAACGACAGCTTCGAGGTGCGGCCGGTGACGACGGTCCGGATCGCCGACAGGAACTCGGCGACGGTGATCGTGTCCGTGCTGACGGAGTCGGAGAACGACGACCCCTCGTCGGTGGGCCCGAGCATGAGCCACGCCGCCGGTAGGGCGTCGGTGAACTTCCCGGCGGGCGACCCGAGCGGGGTCGGCTCGGCGGTGCCCAGCGCGGTGATCCACATGATCCCCGGGTCGGTGAGTAGCTGCGGCTGCGGGATGGTTCCGGGCATCGGTCAGCTCTCCGGGGTGCTGGTCGGGGCGGGCGCGTCGTCGGGGGTGAGGTCGACGACCGCGTCGGGGGAGGACACCGGCGGCGCGGCGACCGTCGCCGGGTCGACCGTCGGCGGCGGTGGCAGCGGCTCGGGCTGGTCGGGGATCCGCTCGACGAGCCGCGGATCGATCCACCCACCCTCACCGTCCTTGACGGCGGACACCGGCACCTTGTCGCCCACGTTGTAGGCGCGCTGCCCATAGAAGTCGATCGCAGCTTTCGCCCGGTACGTGCCCCATTCGGTGACCTGCTCGGCGAGCAGGTCCTCCGCGGTTTTCACCGGCTGGTCGTCCTCGCTGCTGACGACGATGCTCGGGTCGGTCATGGTGTGGTGTCCCCTCATCCGTAGGTGCGCGCGGTGTAGGTGATCATGACGAGCGCGGACGCGGTTCCCCCCGCGCGGGTGGTGGTCAGCGCCAGGTCGGCGATCAGGTGCGCCGTGCTGCCGGCGAGTAGCCGCGCCTGCCCGCCGGCGCCGGTCAGGGTGCGGTCGGTCGCCAGCCACTGCCCCCACGCGGCGAGCAGGTCGAACGACGCGGCCCGGGCGGCGGGCACGTCGGCGCCGGTGACGACCATCGAGCACGCGACCGTGCCTTCTTCGTGGTTCTGGCCCTGCCCGTCGGGGACGGGTTCGGCGTGCACGGCGGGCCCGTCGGCGTTGGGCACGTACCCGACCGTCGCCCACCGGGGGATGTCGTCGCGGCGGGTGAACGCCCCCTCGAACACGGCGACCGTGTCCCAGCCGGGCAGGGTGGGCAGCGTCTCCATGTGCGCGGCGATGACCAGCGGTGCGGCCAGCTTCATGCCACACCGGCCAGCCGGTAGGGGCGCAGCAGTTCCTCGACGCGGTTCGGCAACGCGAACGACGGCGGCGGCTGATCGTTGTCGTCGACCGCGCCCGCGCGGGTGCGGTGCACGTCGTACAGGTGCGCCGCCCAATCGAGTGCGGCGGTGGTCAGCGCCGCCGGCCACGCCTTCCCGGTGCACACCACCGACCACGCGCCGAGCGTCACCGACCACCCGACGTACAGCAGGTCCACGATCCCGGCGAGCGGGTCGACGTTGTACGGGGCGACGACGACCCCGCCCGGGTCGGTCACCGTCCCGATCGATGCGAGCCGCACATAGGGCAGCCGCAGCGACGAGTCGTTGCGGTCGAGCGCGACCTGCACCGTGACCGTGACCGCGTCGAGCATCCCGGTCGCCCGGGTGACCTCCTGCACGGCGGTGTCGAGCTCGCGTTGCATGTCCACGGCGGCCTGCGTCCCTGGGTCGGGGACCGGTGCCCGCATGTAGTTGGCGAGGTCGGCCACGGTCAACGGCACGGGTCAGCCCGTCCGCTTCGCCGGGGGGACAGCGGTCCGTTTCGGCGGTTCACGCCTCGGATCGGCCGGTGGCGGCGCGTCCTCGGGGCGGTGCGCCTCGTCGGCCTGCGCGCGGAGCCGGCCGGCGACGTCCTGCGACCGGGCCCACCGCTCGAGCCCGCGCATGGACGCGCCGCCGTCCAGCGCGCGGCCCTCCGCGGCCTGCCGGGCGAAGTCGTCGGCGAGGTCGCCCCAGGTCCAGCCGCGTTCGGCCATGATCTGCGTGTAGTTGTCGGTGACGTCACCGACCGGTCCGGTCATCGTCTGCCTCCTGCGGTGGGGGTCCGGGGCGGGCACCGGACGGGGACCACGGCCCGCCCCGGACGCTCGGTCAGCTGCTCGGGGTGTCCGTGCCGCTGCTGCTGCCGCCGCCGTTCTTGCCCTTCGGGGTGCTCGGCGGCGGTGTGCTCGGGGTGTCCGACGCGGGCGCCGCGGTGCTGGTGGCGTCCGGGGTCGGCGGCGGCGGGGTGGTGTCCCCTGCGGTGCCGCCGTCGTCGCGCTGCTCGGCGGCGGCCTGCTGCTGCTCGGCCACCGCCGGGTCACCGACCTGCACATCGGTCGGGGTCGGCAGCGGCCCCGCGTTCGGGAGCATCCCCGACGACGGATCCACCGACGGCGCCGCCGTGACACCGGCCACCTGCGCGTCCTGCACCTGCTGCGCGGCGACCGCCTCCGCGACGAGCGCCTGATCCCCGATGACCGCCTGATACGGGTCACGCCGCGCCGATTCCAGCGCCCGCGCCTGGAGCACCGTCAACCCGGACGGGCCGGCGGCGGCGGCCGGGTCGTGCTGCCGCGCCCACTGCGCGAGGTGGTCGTACCCGTCCAGCGGCTGCCGCTGGTGCAGCTGGTCCCACTGGTCGGCCATCTCGTGCAGCACCTGCCCGACCTCGACGTCGCGGACGGCGGCCTGATCGCGGGCGATCTGCGTGTAGTTGTCCTGCGTTGCGGGCGGCACGAACATGATCCACAGCTGTTCGTCGGCCTGCAGCTCGTCGGACTGTTCGAGGACGTCGGGCGCCGGGGTGGGGGTCGGTTCGGTCATGGTGCGGTCCTCTCGGATTCGGGTCAGGGCATCAGCGATGATCATCAGAAGGTGGGGGCGACGAGTCCCTGCCCGGCGGTGGCGTCGACGCCGCCGACCTTCGCGACGGCCTGCGGGTACCGGCCGGCGGTGAACGCGGCGTAGCCGTAGATCACGAGCTTGACGGTGAGGTTCTGCCCCAATGTCTGCTCGAACCGCAGCTGTCGGGGCTGCCCGTCGCCGTCCTCCCACAGAATCGCCACGTCGGGGTCGTACACCGGGATGACATCTTCGACGTTGGTGCCGACGTTCGTCGGGATGTTCGCGTCCGTGATCACCGGAATGCCCTGCATGGTGCCGACCGTGCGGACAGGCCGCGGGTCCTCCGGGTCGCTGCCCGCCGAGTAGGAACCGGGCTGCTGGTTGATGCCGAGCGCGTTCATCGCGCCGTTGCCCTCGATCCCGAGCAGCGGCCGGCCGGTGGTGTCGACCTCGGCGGTCAGGAACCCCCACCGGCGTGGGTTCATCGCGATCAGCCCGGGGTCGATGCCGACGCCGGCGCCGGCGATCCCGGCGACCGCCCCGGCGATCTTCCGGTTGATGTTCCCGGCGGTGGGGGCGGCGGCGAACGCCGTCGACTGCGATACGCCGCCGGTGTTCAGCATGCCGAGCATCTGGTTCGAGGCCCCGGATCCGGCGATGACCTGCCGGTCGAGTTCGGCGTGGTAGGCGCGGGCGAGGTCGGCGTACACGATCGCGTCGATCCCGGGCATGCCCCGTTCCAGGGACTGCCGGGAGACGTCCTGCTGACCGCCGATGGTGGCGACCGGGACGGTCAGGTTCGCCCACACCTCGTCGGTGTTCTGCAACGCCGAGTTCTCTGTGGCCTGCGACGCGACGGCGGCGCCGGTCGTGCCGCGCGGGATGATCAGCGACATGCCCTGATCGGGCAGCGGCAGGTTCGTGATCGTGTTCGCGACGGCGCGGCCGGTCCGGATGATCGCCGCGGCGAGGTCGACGAGGTACTGCGGGACGACGAGCCCACCGAACGAGCCGGTGGACACGGCGCGGGTGGTCGTGCCGTCGTTGCCGGCGGCCCGCTCGACCTCGATCTCTTGCGCGTGCCGCTGCAGCCGGGACATGGCGGTGACGTCGCCGAGCATCTGCGACCGGAACGCGTCGACGAAGAACGACGCCTCGCCGCGGCGGTCCCGTTCGGGGGTGTAGGTGCGCTGCTCGTGCGTGACGTGCGCGCCGCCCTGCTGCCGGCCGGTGCCGTCGCCGAGTTCGGCGCGCAGGTTCGCGGCGTTGGCCTGCCGGGTCTGCTCGTCGAGCGCGTCGCGGAGCGCGGTCTGCTGCTGGTCGAGGTCGGCGTCGATCGTGACGATCGCCGCCCGCTCGGTGCGGGCGGTGGCCTCGGCGTCGGCGCGCGCCTCGGCGGCGACGGTGTCGGTGTGGATCGTGGTCAGCGCGTAGGACAGCGTCCGCTCGTGGGTGGCGCGCTGCGCGAGCAGTTCACGGATCCGGGCGCGGATCTGTTCGGGGTTCACGGGGGTGACCTCCAGAGGGAAGGGAAGGGGGGTCGCCGTCCGTCAGGTGTCCGACCAGCCCGGGCCCGCAGGCGCGGGGCGGTCGACTGCGCAACGTGTGGCACCCGGGCGGGGGAAAGATCCGCCCGGGATCTTTGTTCAGTTGTGAACGCGCCCCGCCAGGGGGTGCGGCGCGGCGAGCCCGGCGAGGGAGTCGAGCTCAGCGCGGGTCATGGTGGTGTGGGCGCCCCGGGTCGAGGCGGCGCGGCGGCGGCTGCGCTGCTCGAGGCGACCGGCGAGCGCGAGCGCCTGCTCGTCGTCGAGGTCGTCGACGTCCAACTCGTCGACGTCGACCTCGCCACCGTCGGCGGCGGTGGTGCCGCCGGTCTGCGCCATGCCGTAGTCACCCGTCGCCGGGTTCGCGCCGAAATTGACCGTGGAAACGTCGCCGCGATGCAAGTCGATCTGAGTGATCCGGTACGCCATGTAATCCGGGGACCACTGCCCCGCCTTGATCCGGAACGCGAACGACGACTCGTCGAGGTCCCCGCGGCGCACCCCGGACATGACGTCCCGGACGACGCTGTTCTGCGGATCGAGCCGCGGCTCGTACCACAGGCCGACGTCGTCGACGCCGATCGACAGGGTCCCCGACGTGGTGCGGGCCAGCGTCATGCCGCCGTGGTTGAGCAGGTAGGCCACGTCGGGATCTTCGGACAGGGTCTGCTCGAACGCGTCCCCGGCGATCGACTCGGTGTAGGGGCCGAACATGTCCCACATGTCGTACGGGGCCTCGGTGACCGACGCGTAGGCGCGGAACCCGATCGTGCCGTCGCCCGGGTCAGGGGAGTCGCGGAGGTCGACGCCGAACAGGTGCGCGCGGACCAGCGCCGGGCTGCCGGCCCGCTCGAGGCAGCGGCGGGACCGGGGCCGGTCGGCGGGGGCGCTGGTCGCGCTGCGGCGGCTGATCGCCGCGGTGCGGCGGTTCACGACGCCGGCGCCGCAGCGGCCGGGACGTCGGGGGCGGCATGCTCGGCGGTATCGGGCAGCGGCCCGTCGAGGTCCGGGTCCGGGGGCAGCGGCGTCGACGTCGTGCCCTGCGCGGCGTCCCCGATCGGGGTATCGGACTGCCCCGACGTCTCGACGGTCACCTCGACCGACGTCACCCCCGACGCGGCCGGCCCATCCGACCGGGCCATGTCGTACACGAGGCTGTCGAACATGTCGGCCACCACCTCGGGGGCGGTCAGCGGACGGGATGTGTGCAGCGTGCCGCCGTCGACGCGCACGCTCGCGTTGTAGGTGCTCACGCGGGAACCCCTTGCGGTGTGGTGGTGGACCCGGCGCCGGCGGCGGCGGGCTGTTTCGTGTCGTCCGGTGTCGCGGCGCCGAGCAGCCCCGCGTCGTGCAGCGCCTGCAGCTGGTCGGCGGTCAACGGCTCGCGGTCCTCCAGGTCGGCGACGTCCTCGAACGACAGGAACCCGTTCCGCAGCCCCCGCTCGTAGGAGGCGTACCGGCCGGCGAGGTCCGCGCGGAGCAGCGCGGCGGTGTTCAGCTTGACCCACTGCCCGCGGACGGTCAGCCGCGACAGGGCCCGCTCGCGGCGGGCGATCGCCGGCCCGAGCCGGAGCGCGAGCAGGTCCTGCGTGCGCTGCTCCCGGTTGGCGTAGGTCACCGACGAGCCCTGCGCGGGGGCGCCGATCAGCTCCCCGGGCACGTCGAACAGTTGTGCGACCTGCTCGGACCCGAACCGGAGCACGTCGAGCAGCAGCGCATCGGTGGGGCTGATCGACAGGGTGGTGTATTTCCAGTTCCCGCCGAGGACGAGCGGTTCCCGGCCCTGCTGGGATGAGAACACCCGGCGCTTGACGATCTTGGCCTGTTCCTCGTCGATCGGCGCGTCGGACGACATGAGCGCCGACGGGTGCAGCGCGTCGACGAAAAACTCGGACCCGTAGTCTTCGGCGGCGACGGTGATCCCGAGCGCGCGGGCGGCGGCGCTGATCGGGGACATGCCGACCACGGACCCGGGGACCTCGTTCTGCCGTTCATGCCACACGTCGAACGGGTCGACCAGCTTCCCGCCGAACCGGTACTCGATGTCCCCGTCGGACCGGGTGCGGACGGCGACGGTGTCGGGGTGGACGAGTTCGATCTGCGTCGGCAGGTAGGTGCGCGGGTCGCGGGCGACGATCTTCCCCCAATTGTTGCCGCGCAGGTCGAGCGCGA